GCAGACCTTGAAGCGTTTAACATTATCGGGACAAAAGCTGTCGATGATCTGAGGCACGAGCTTTACCGGGGCGCGTTAGCAAACAAACCATTTTCATCGATGGTTGATGTTATTAAGGCAGCGACAGTCGGGTTAGATAAAAAAGGCAGCCCTCTTAAAAATTATGCTTACACTTATGCAAACACGGCAACACTGAGTTTTGCAGGTGAGGCCGTTAAAGCTGCTGGCGAAGATTTGGGGGCTGAAAAGTGGGAGGTCGTCGGGCCGCTCGATGACGCAACCCGCGACGAGTGCCGGGACGCACTATCAGATCCGATCAGAACAGAAAAAGAGTGGCATAGCGCTGACTACTGGGGCGGATCACCAGGCGGCTGGAACTGTCGTCATATTTTATACCCGGTGCTAAAATGATCGGGGTAAAGATTGTCAGCGATTTAGATTTATCTCTCGACCTACCCGATAGGCGATTTTGGGAAGGGATTGCGGTTGAAGCAAAGCGGACAATCCACAAGCGGACGCTTTCCGGATATGATGTTCACGGTGATAGATTCAAGCCGTATTCAAAGGCATATTTAGAAAAAAGAGTAAAAGGCGGGAGAACCGTAACGCCAAACCTGACGTTTACCGGGCGGATGCTTAACTCTATCAGACACAAAGGCTATTCAGATTACGCGAAAATATCACTCTCAGGCCGCGAAGGGTTTAAGGCTTGGGAAAACCAGATAATGGGCCGTGAATTTTTCGACCTGTCTGAGAATGAATTTAATGATATAACAAAGGCGGTGGGAAAATGGCTTGCAAAGCACAATCGCTTGAAGTGAGCCGCCGCGCTGTTTTGGTCAATGGCAAATTTCATTTGTCGCAAATTTACGTAGTAACCGGATGGTTACGCACTCGGCCCCAGTGGACGCTGGGAGATAAGGAGGTGTCGGATGACACTCGAAGAACTTGAAAAGCAAAACGCAGAATTACAGAAGGCCTTGGACGAGGCTAAAAAAAGTACAGGCGGTCTTGACGAAGAGGAGCGGAAGCGACTTGAACACTTGGCAGCCGAAAACAAGGAATTAATCGCAGCAAGGGACAAGGCAAAGCAAAAAGCGCGTGAGATTGAAGAGGCAAAATTGCTCGAAAACGAGGAATTTAAAACTCTCGCAGAAAAGCGGCAGGCTGAACTCGAGGCTTTGATTGCAAAGCAGGAGCAATATCAAACCACGCTGCAAACGTACGAAGAGCGGGACAAAAAAAGGCTTGAAGCTCTGGTTGAAAAAGTACCGGAGAAACTCAGGCCGTTAATAAAAGAATCATTCCCGCTGCCAGATCGTTTAGAGCTTGCCGAATCTCTTGCACAAACAGAACAAAAGCCTCCCGGAACAAGACTTCCCGGTGAGGGTGGGACTGACCAGCCGAAAACAAGCGTTGCAAAAATCGCTGCGGGGCTGGCTAAACTTTAGGAGTTTAAAAAATGGCAACTCAAACTTTGGCGGAAGCCGCAAAACTTATCAATAACGAAATTGTTCAAGGTGTTGTTGAGGATATTATTACTACCTCGCCTGTGTGGAACGTTATTCCATGGACTGGTTATGAAGGTCAGGCGATTGTCGTTAACCGTGAGAACGCTCTCGGCTCGGTTGAGCATTTGGCTGTCGGCGGCACTATCACTGCAAAAGCCGCATCATCGTTCACGCAGTACACTTATTCAGCGACTACTACTATCGGCGACGCAGAACTGAATGGTCTGGTAGCTGCTCAATCTGCAAGTGCCGGCATGGATCAGATGGCAATCGAAGTCAGTTCAAAGGCTAAATCAGTTGGTCGGAAACTTCAAACCGGCATGGCACAAGGCGATGGGATCTCGCCAAACCTCAACAGCCTGCATACGCTCGTGGATGCGTCACAATACACAACTGCGAGTGCTGGGCAGGCGTTGTCGTTTGAATTGCTTGACGAGCTGTTGGACTTGGTTAAAGCCAAGGATGGTGAAGTCGACTTTATTATGGCCCCTGGCCGGACACTGCGGAGTTATAAAGCTCTCGTCCGTTCACTCGGTGGCGTAAATGAGGTCATGACATTCACCATGCCAAACGGAACTACCAGAACTGTTTCTGTTTACGAGGGAATCCCGATTTTCCAAAACGATTTTCTCGCGGTAACTGAGACAGCAAACGGCGCAGCACTGACCGGCGGGGCTTTGACCTCGTTGTATGCTGGATGTTTTGATGATGGCTCCAACAAGATTGGTGTCGCAATGATCCATCCTGCCGGTGTTCCTGCTGGCGTTTCGGTTGAGGCAATCGGGGCCGCTGAAACTAAAGATGAGAGCATCGTTCGGGTTAAGTCTTATAGTAACTTTGCCTCATTCAACCGTCGCGGTCTTGCCCGTCTGACCTCGATTAACAACTAACATTTGATAACAAGGGGAGGTTAACGCCTCCCCTTGAAAATGGAGCAATAAATGAAAGTAAAATTAGAGGAGCGTTTCGCTTTTGTTCGTGAGGATGGCGAGTCACAAAACTTTTTCGGCGTGACGTTTACCTGCCAAAACAAAGAGTTTGGCGAGGGTAAAATTAAGTCAGAATGGTTCGCTGACGTCGAAGCGAAAGACGCTAAAGTTATGGAAAAACTCGGTCGCGTTGAAATCATCAAGGACAAATAATGGCTGAATCCCCGACATATCAAGAGATCATCAAAGAGTGCGCACAAATTGAGCAGTATGTTGCCGTTGAATCTAGCATGACGGCATACATTGACCGTGCACTTGCCGACGTTAAAAGATATCTACTCACAAGCCGTGGGATTAAGTGGGCAACGGTCTACTCGTCGGCAGACGGTGATTATTTTGCTGATACCGACGGGATTGAGAACAACAAAGACCAGTTGCAGAAGGCCATTCGTTTGATGACCGTTGCAATTATCTACAAAGACAACGCACAGGAATCAGCAGAATCAATCTGGTGGGATTTATACAAAGAGTACAAGCTGGAAGCCGAAAGCATCATTGACAGCTCAAAACTCGATGTTGACACGAGCGGGGATGGGACAATCGACTCAACGGAGGAAGGCAGCTCGAAACAAGCCTTTTTTAGCCGATGAACAAACGCCAGCAGATAGTCGATACCCTAACTGAAATGATGACGGACGTTCGCGGGGTAAAACAAGTTGCGGTCTGGAAAGCAACAGAATTTGCCCCGGCTGAATATCCTGTTATTTTAATCAGGGACATGCTCGACTCTATGCCGTCTGACGGGGCGATAGGTCGCATTGACCATGAGCTGGAAATCGATTTAACTGCGATGTTTTTCGGCGCGACCTCTGCAAGTGAAGCGCGTGAGATGGCTGCTCTGATAATGGCGTCCCTCGGAACTAATCCAACATTTGATGGTGTCGCTTATGACACGGTCGTTAATTCTGCCGAGCTGGACGTTGACGAGTTTGGTAAAAAAGTTTCCTCGGTGACAATCTTAATCACTGTTTTCTATCGTTCGGAACTCTGGACAATTTAAAGGGGTAAAAAATGGCAATCTTTCAAAAGAAAAAAACAACAGCCTATGCTGTTATTCAGGCATCCAAGGGAACAGCGGCGACGATTACAAATTCAAGTGCCATTGACCCGACGATGGAATCAAGTTTTGTGCAGCCAAAAGGGGAACAGATCGACCGTGGTTTAATTCGTGGATCGCGCTGGCCGTCTCAACAAGTTGCCGGTGGCCGATGGGGTGAGGGGTCGCTATCTCTGGAGCTTCGCGGGTCGGGGACGGCAGGGACAGAGCCGGAGTTTGCCCCGCTGCTTGAAACGCTACTCGGCACAGAACACGCAAACGCAGCCGACACGGTAAACGGATCTGGAACGACAACGACATTTACCCCCACCACGCTGACTCTGATTGTTGGGCAGTTGGTGCGGGTTGAAATCGGTGGATCTTATGAAGTCCGGCGCGTTACAGATTTTACCGGTGGGGTTGCTACTGTTGACCGGGCGTTTTCAGGCGCAGTTGCCGACGGTGCTACTATTTCCGCTGGCGTTTCCTACCTGCATTTAGGAACCGAAGCCCTTCAATATTTCACACTTGATCAATATCTTGATGGCCTGCGTCTCCTGTGCGTTGATGCCGTTTGCGAAAGCCTGGCCGTCAGTGTCTCAGAACGCGCAGTCATTAAAGGTGATTTTGGTATCAGATCATTGTCGTGTGCAGAGTCAGCAGCAACAGACAGCAATTCCCCTGTTTACGACGACACGCAACCTTTAATCGGCACTGAGTGCCAGCTTGTATTCAACGGGACTTCGTTAGACATGAAGTCTTTGGAGTTTAATCTAACAACGCGGTCAAGCCGTGGCGGGATTAACTCGACTGGATTCTCAGAATTACCATTCGCTGGCGTGTTTGAAGCTACCGCGACAATGTCCCCGTGGGTTGAGGACGCAGCACCAATCACTGGTTTCTTTGACGGATCAACGGTAAACGCGGTAATGACAAAAGGCGATACCGCCGGGAATATTCTGCATATTGAACTTGTCGGGCTGCAAAGAACCGGCCCTGAAATCGGCGAAGATAACGGCGACTTTACCTGGAGCGACGCGCTAACAATCACCGGCGGCGTTTACATCGGGCTATTTTAAATGTTTAAAAATCGCAAGTTAGAGATAATTGTAACGGCCAAAGACAAAGCCTCCCGCATCCTGAAAAAGATCGGGAACAGCTTTTCAAAGTGGGGCAAAGGGTCGCTAAAAGTTGCTTCGTTAGTTGTTGCCGGCCTCGGTGCTGTTACTGGCGCGCTAACAGTTATGTTCTCAAAACTTGCGAGCGCGATTGACGAACAAGCGAAAATAGCCGCAAGCCTTGGGATCGCAAACGAAGCCCTCGGTGTTATGCGTGATGCCGCTGGCTATGCCGGAATCTCAGCTGGAAATCTCAACACTGCTCTTCGCAAAATGTCGCAGGGTATCGGGGATGCAGCAAACGGAACAGGTGAGGCAAAAGACGCGCTTGAGGAACTAGGGCTGAACGCTGTTAAATTGCAGCAGATGAAACCCGAGGATGCTTTTAAAGCAATCGTTTCTGAGCTTGATAAAATCCCGAACGGGGTTAGAAAAACCACGCTAGCAATGGATCTGTTCGGGAGATCCGGCGCGGCAATGACCAACTTAACAAGCAAAGGGTTGAAACAAGCGCAGCAAGATGCTGACGACTTAGGCTTAAAGCTATCAACATCACAGGCCGCGGGAGTTGAAGCAGCGAATGATGCTTGGTCAAGAATCAAAAATGTTTCCAGTGATTTTCTGAAATATATTACAGCACAGTTGGCTCCGGGGGTTGAGAAAGCACTAGGATATGCTTTTTCCTCGCTAAAGGACGTCGACTGGGCGGCCCTCGGAACAAAAATGGCGAAGGGTATCGGCGGCGGAATCGTCCTTATCCTTGAAGGGTTTGAAAAACTCGTAACGTACACGATTGATTTGCGAATAGGCCTAACAGCTATCCAGCTAGTTTTTCATAAGATCCAGCTTAAAATTTGGGAATCACTGGCTGCTATGCGAGAGCTAAATATAGCTGTCCGCGAAATGACAGGGGTCGGGTCTGATGATGGCTTGGAGAAATCAAAGAAAATATTATCTGAGCAACGGCTTATTATAGGCCAGATAAAGCGCGACTTAGAAGCGGACAAAAAAAGCGGGGGGTCGTTGTTGATAGACCGGGAAACATCGAAAAGCGCGATGGACTCGTTTATCAAGAAAATAGAGGATGCTGGAAAGGCAATTGGGACTGAGGCGAAAACCGCAGTAAAAGCCGAGGAAACAAAGAAAACGGCGATCAACGAAACGACTACGGCAGTCCAGAGACAGATTGAGGCTGTTAGACAGCTAAACGCGGAGAGAGGGAAAACCGGCGGAACTTTCAGTGTAGCGAGTTTTGCAAATGCCCTTGAAGACGAGGCGGATAAATGAGCAACTGGCTAATCGAAATACTTGACGGCTCGGACGTTTGGCAGCCAATGTCTACTGGGCAGGTTAAATCATGTATCAGCGGCACATCGTCGGAATCTCAAATAATCCCCGATGTTAGCATAACGTTTGCAGCAGATAATGATATCCCCGCAGGTATCCTCGACCCTGAACTCAACAGGGACACGGCGAGGCTCAGAATAACGGACGGCAGTAGCACTCGTTATTTCCGCATTGAAAAACAACCCGGAAGCGTTGAAAAGGGTTATGATTATCCAGCGATCTCTGGCCGGGCCTATGCCGGAATCATTACAGAGTGGCCGCCGGTAACATTTGATTTTCTGTACGATATTTACGCATCGGACATGGCTAGGCAGGTTTGCACGAAAAACATGAGTGCAATGTCGGGGGATGTTGTCGGTGTTGTGTGGTTAGCGACAGAAGATCCAGCAACCCCCGGCGGCAGGTGGCAAGTCAGCCGCAAAAATCGTTTTGAAATGCTGAAAGAGATTGTCACGATGTGTGGCGCAAAGCTTCGCGTGTCTGAAGATGGAAAGTATTTTGAAGTCTACGACCAGCCGTCAAAAAGCCTTACCGAATCAGCTACAAGGGCATTTTCAAACCCTCGCTCTGCACGATATGAGATGATCCGTGTGAAACGTGCCGGGAACGCTATTCGAGTGCAGGGCGAACAAGCAAATTACACAAGACCAAGCCTTCCGTATGTAAGGGCCTCTGTCTCCCCATCAAGCATCGATGCAGACAGCACAAGCACAGCGATAGCCACGGCAAAAGTTTATGATTCTTCCGGTCAATTGGTGCAGCACAAAGCCATTATTGATGAGGCGATTACCGCCGGGAGCTACACAGAGATTCCCGTTTCCGGATGTTATTCCGTTGAAGCCGTCTGGTTAAACTCAGGGTCAGCATCGGCCCCGACAAAAGGGTCAAGGGTTGATCCGACCAGTTTCACGGCATCGACAATCACAGTCCCTGACAACGGAACACAATTATTTATTGTCAGTTACACTCAAGCCGAAAGCGTCTCTTTTTCTTTATCTGACCAGGGCGACGAAATATTAGGCGAGGCACAAAACACGACCGGCGCGTTGACAGTATCAACGGATGAGGCAATCGGGCGCGTTATTGGTGTCTATCGCTCCGGCGACACAAACAGATCGGGCGTTAATTATTACACCGGCGGGAGTTACACGGCCAACACAACCGATATAACACTGGGTATTACTCCCGGCGCGGCTGGAACAGCAGTCATTATCGATTATGAGGAATACAACGGGTCGCCTCTGTCTGCATCGATAAGCCCTGCAACTGCTTTATGCAACGCATCCGGCGAAGCCCAATCAACTATCGGGGCAGGGTCAACCGTCGGGACTGCAAAAATAACAGCCTCAGCATTGGGGCAAGAGGGGTCGTGCTGGTTGTCACTGCTAGGCAGCGCGATTGATTCAATGACGCTCACGACAGATAAAAGTCAAATTCTTGTTGGTAGTAGTGTTGTCGGGCAAACAAACGTCAGCGAGTCAAATCTGACCGTACAACATGACCTCTACTCGTCTGGCCAGATAGCTCAAGATGGCTATGTCGTTGTTTCTAACCTTATATCGGGCAGGGTTGGAATTTCCAGCTCACTGGATGTTGTTGTTTCCCATTATGGCGAATACTCAGGAGAATATCGGCTGTATATGCGGATTACAAACGACACACAGTATTTTACAATTGGATCAAGCCAAGTTGATATTAGCTACAATACTGCGGCAGATATTGAGAACGGCGCAGGTGACGCAGAAATAACAGCAACAGTAACACAGTCAGACGGCAGTAACGTTTCAGACGGAACTCAAGTAGATTTTACGGTCGGCGGATTTATAGCAAACTCCGTTAGCCTATCGAGCAGCCGGGCTTACACGTCAAGCGGTGTCGCAAGTGTAACATTGTCCGCCGGTGTCCAGACGGGGAACGTCACAGTTTATGCACTATGCGGGAGTCAAAGGGCAAATCTAACGGTTGAGGTTGTCGATGTTGTCACCGATGATGACGAACTTGGAACTGTCAGTTATCCCGCTGGAGCGTCAGGGGATAGCGACTCCGGGGCGTCTGGTGAAATTAGCGGGAAGCGGCGGTTGATATGCGATGACACTCCGCATGTTGGCGTGTTGATAACGTTTAGCGACGGGACAACAACAACAACCGATAGCGGGGGATATTTTTCATTTTCTAACGGTGTCACCGGAACGAACACGGCGACGGCAACAATAGACGGCGAAGATTACTCGTTTAGTTGGACGTGTGACTGATGGGTATTTTAGGCGCAGACATAGGATTGTGCAAAAGCACAGGCGATGTGACGTTATGCCCAGAGAGAGACATTGAGCTTTGCGGAGGATGTACCCCACTAACAATCACGGGAGACGACACGCCAGATGTTGGTGACGTATACACAGCCGACGGTGGCAGCGGGAGCCTGACATTCTCTTTTGACATGGGGACA